AATGTCCCTTTGTTATAGTGAATTTTTTGACTGGATTATCTAATGCACTAATTGATTCATAATTATTCAGTTGAGCCGCAGTTTTCCTATCAATATACACCGCCAATATTTCTGATTTTTCTTGATTAAGTTTTGCAATGTATCCAATATTTTTCTGAATGGATGGTCTTGTTGGAACAATGTTGTTAATGACTAATGGATCTAGACTTCTATCAACAAATAGCCAGCGATAATTGCAATACACACGATTTTCAACAATGGCTTTATTCAATGAAGGTCGCTTAATATTGGAATTTTCGCGCATTACTTCGGCAACATTTTCATATACTTGTATTAATTCCAGAGTTTCAGGATTAATTTTTTGAAGGCGTGGACCCAAATTCACGAGAGGTTCATTAAATGCAGTTGTTATTCTTGCCTGTGGTCGATTCATTTTCTCGAGTATTTCTTTATTCATTTTTTCAACCGAATCAATCTTATTGGATAATTGTTTGACAGCTTTTAAAAGTTCTTTGACGAAAATATTTTCATTATTCGTCTCTTTCATTTCAAGCATCATCTTCAAATTTTCATTCTCAAGTTGCAAATCACCATTATGACTATTGAAATACTTTAAATTATTATTAATAATATTCAATAACATTTTATAGGGTAAATCTTTGCCAATCAAAAAAAGTTCATTTTCATTCTCATGATTGGCAAGATTGGTAACTTTATTCAGACGAACATTTTCATGGTTATGAATAAAAGATTCAAAATCTTTACTGCGAGTAACTGCAAAACAATCCAATAAAAGGCATTCTTCATATTTGTGTTTATGTTCAGCATATCGACCTGTAATTCCTCTGCGACTTTCACCCAATTTAATAATATATCTTCCACTTTCCAATGTTTTGACGCGAATAATATATACAAGTGGTCCTGATGTGGCATATTCATCTAATAATATTTTTTCTCTATCCAGAACTTTTTGTTTCAATAATTTCTCTTCATATTCCTTCTGTTTCTTATTTTCAATTTGAAGTAATTGGGTTTTCAATTCAGAGGTTTCTTCTCCAATTTGCAGCAGTTGTGTTTTCAATTCAGTAGTTTCTTCTCCAATTTGTAATAATTGAGTTTTCAATTCAGTAGTTTCTTCTTCAAGTATTTCATACAATATTTCTTCCAATTTGATAAAATAATCATGGATTTCATCTGCTCTTTTTGTTCCTGCTTTCAAACATAATTTTTTAAATGTTATTATATTCAACATAATTGTTTCTTTATTGTGACCACCATGTTGTTTCTTTGATTTTTTCTTTTTTATATCAATTGAAATATTATCTTCATTTTCTTCAATTTCTACAATATCTTCTGATTCAAATTTTTTTTCGCGATTTTTTGATAATAATATTTTATAATCTTTATCAATATTAAAATTTCTTTCAATAGTAATTTTGGAATTAGCTTTGTTAGTAAAACCAAGCCATTTCCATATATTATCAACATCAATGACAAAGTCATTTAATTTATCATATTTCAGATAACAGTAAAAACTTGATAAGAACATTTGCTGTTCATAATCAGTAAAGTTGGTTTGCAGTTTTTCAATCAGTTTTGATTGATGGTTTTGATTGAATCGAGCAATCGGGTTGCTCTCAATCAGGCTCACGATATCAAGGCTCATATTAATAATAAGCTAGATTTCTTTAAGTTTCTTCTTATTTTAATTTAGAAGAAATAAAAATAAAATCAATTTTTTTTATAAAATAAAAATATATTTTAAATATTTTTATTTTATAAAAAAATATCAGAATTTATAATTATGATATTTGCTACCGAAACTTCGGTAGCAAATATTATGATAAATGATTAAGTTCTTCAAATACTATATTTTCAGAAAATTTAAATTATTAATATTTATCATATTTTATTAATAATTTTTATAATATAATTTTATATATTTTTCATCAGTATATAATTTAAAAATAATTCTATAAAATTTATATCAGTTTTATTGATATAAATTCTTGCTCTTGCGGTAGCAAGAGCAAGAATCTTGATGAATAATATTAAAACCATATTTTTGGTTCTTTTTTTATGAATAAGTTTTTTTTGAAAAATGTTGAAATATTATAAAATTAGTATTTTATCAGGATGTATTTTTTAATTATTTTTATAAAAATATTATCAGTATTTATGATATAAAATTTTGCTTGTGCAACTGCACAATCAAACATATAGATGATTTTTTATATATTTTTTTACCCCAATTTTTCACAAAAATATGGAAATTATGAATATTACTGTTCATTTATCAATAAATTTCATAATTTTTAATAATTTTTAGTAAAAAAATATAAAAAATATGCATTTTTTATATTTAAAATTTTCATCAGTATTAACTGTTAATTACTATAGGCCAGCCCGCCCATGCCGCTCATCACTCTTAACACATTATAATTGGTCGCGTAGACGCGGATCTTTGATGAAATAGAGGTCTTTGGAGTAACCTGGAGCTGAAGAGTAGCATTGTCAATACGAGAGAAGTTGCACGTGCCCGAGGGTTGGTGCTGTTCAGGTTGTAGAGCAAAGGAGTACACATTGATACCAGTGGCGGGGATGTTGGTGTGGCACTGGTAGGGCTGGACAAGGTTGAAGTAAGATCCAAGACGCTCGGAGAAACGATCGTGACCGTTGAGCTGAAGCTTGGCACGAACGACGGGGTTACGACCGGCACGTTGGGGAGCAAGACCGGCGTGGTCAGCACCACCGGCAGCCTCGTTGTAATCGGAGAAGTTGACGGGGGCGTTGTTGTTGGTTCCTGCACCACCACCCTGGGGAAGCTGGCTGACACCAACCTCGGGGGTAGTCTGCCAAGCCTCACCCTGGGGACCGTAGATCTTGTCGACGAGCTGGGCAGGGAAGCTGACAGCGGAGTAACCAGACTCGACGTTGGTACGAAGAGCGGCATAGGGGTCAAGGAGACCGTTGGACTGGATCTTGCCGTGAGTATCGTTGTCGAAGTCATCAGTGTAGTTGTTCCACTGGTTCATTCCGAGCTGGATAACGGAGTCACGCTGGATGACCCAGATGAGTTCCTTAACGGGGTGGTTAAAGTTCAATTTGACCTTAATATTCTGAGAAGTTATCGACTCATCGCCCGTGAATTGAAGTTGCTCTATAAGATACTCATGAGAAACTTGCGCGAAACGACGGCGCTCATCAGTATCAAGGTAGATGTAGTCGACATAGAGAGAAGCAGCCTCAAGAGAGGGAACGCAGAAGAGGGAATCAGACTTGGAGTCGATGTTGATTCCGCAGTTTCCGAGGGAATCGGCAGTGACGTAGCACTCGTTCTTCTGCCTGAACTCAAGAATAACTTTGACCTCGTGGTATTGCACCTTAAATACCCCACCTTTCGGTGTATTTACATACAGAAGCCGAGGTTTAATACCTCTGTATGTTTTCGGGAGTGGACTATATCTTAAGCCTTTTATAAATAAAAAACCCATTACCATTTAGTCTCTGAACCTTTCCCATAGTTTTATAAACCTTAGGGACTTGGCTGCTGATTGCCCATTTCAGAAAAATCCTAAGAAGTTTCTTTATTCGATTGCACTTTTACCATACCTGAGTTTTTTCTCAGCCGGGAATAAATTTTCATTTATCCTTTGGTAGCAAATTCGACTTTAGGGGTTTCCAGCAATTTGGAAATGTCGCACGAATTATCGCACTAACACCTGCGGTAGTTTTATGTTAGAACCGCTAACCTATTTTCCCTTTCTTTATTCTAAATTTCAGAAAGGAGTGGTGTTTTTCAGCCCAGCATTTTAGGCAATCAGAGGAAGAGACAGACCGGGGTTCCTGCAGAACCAGAACTGAAAGGGAACATAGAGAGTAGTCGCCTCAGCCTTCTCGAGGGCAGTACCAGTAAGAGCGAAGGTATTGCCAACCATATTATCATAACCTATCTGGTGTCCGGGCTCTTGGGTAAGCTCGTTCCAGATATTCAGCCAATCACCATAGTGTTTGTCGCATAGATGATTGAATATTATACCTTTGGTTTCCCAAAGGATTAGACTATATCTTAAGCCTTTTATTATAAAAGACCCATTACCATTTAGTCGTTGAACCTTCCCCATTTTCTATTATTAGAGGTTAGGGGCTTGGCTGCGGATTGCCCATTTCAGAAGATTTTTAAAATTTTCTTCATCCGTGGAATTTTTACCATACCGGAGTTCTACTCTCCGCCACATACTACTTTCGAGGTATGCTTGGTATCCTGTATTTAATAATGAGATTTGATTTAATATTTTTATATGATTTAATATTTCATCAACTAAAATTTTGTTAGATTTAATAATATTTTCTTTTTTTTCTAATGGTCTTAAATTTGTCCAATTATTGCATATTAATTTTTCAAAATTATTAATAAGATTAAAAAATGATACTGGAATAACATGATCTATTACCCAGTAACTGCCATAATTTTCCCAATTCATTTTATCATTAAATTGATATTCAATCCATTTTTTAAGATTTATATTATTTATTCCAATTAAGGTTAAGTTTGATGTTGATATTTTTTTTTTATTTAAAGCTTCATGAATCCTTGCACGTATTGATTCTTTTATAGAAAAAATTGGATATTCTTTTCTTCTTAATTTTTTCTTTATTTTTTTGATAATAATATTTTTTATTTAAAATTATTTTATCATGATTTTTAATAGTATATTCTTTTGATTTTTTTTTATGCGTTTCCTTATTTTTTTCATAATACTCTTTATCTTTTTTCTTAAATTCTTCAATATTATTTTGTCTTCTTTGTTTTTCTATATTACATCTACATTCTTTACATTCATTTCTATATCCAATACCATATTTTAATTTTCTTTCATGAAATTCATTAAAATCTTTTTCTTTTTCACAAATTCTGCAAGTTTTCATTTTAGTTTATTTTATAATTATTAAATTATTAAATCATTTTTTCTCATTTTTAAATGCCGGTTTTAGGGGGTTCCCGCAATTTGGCAATGTTGCATAGTTGTTACCAACTACACTAACGCGTGTAAATCCTTTTTTTGGCAGTGGTCTATTGCCAGGAAGACGATTACTAAAGGGTTTTGTGTTTAGGATTCTTCGTCTTAGAACCTAAACCCTCACGTTTTTCAGCACCGACAGTTAATGCGCTGACCACCGATCTCGATCTCGACGTTGCGGATGAGAATGTGTCCGATGTAGTTGACCCAACGAAAGCAGAAAGATTTATCAGCAGTGGTAGCGGTGGGGCACTCAACAAGGGGAAGAGTAACCTGAAGGTAAACACGGTTAATAAGATCACCATTACGAGAAATGGTGCAAGTAACACGCTTGCCGAAATCGGCGGTTCCGTTAAAGGTTTGCTCAATGGATTCAATAGAAAAGTTAGTGTGACGGCGGTAAACGACCTTAAAGAAAGTGATTTGGGGATTTCCAGTTAGGTAGACATCCTGGGCGCCATAGGCGACGAGTTGCATAAGTCCTCCAGACATTTATATTCTTAACAAAGAAAAAAATTTTTTCAGAAACGCATTTAATTTCTAAAAAAATAAATAACTCTAAAGCTTCAATTATTGGGAAAGATTGTTGAATGAATAAGCAAAAATTTTCGCACAGCAATGTTCGTAATATTTTTCTTATTCATTTTTTTCGATGCTCTCTTTTCGCACCAATTTTTTAATATATTCATTTTGCTCAGTTTCGCCAAACTTCATATACTTCCGAATTTTCACCTCATTCTTAATTATGCTTAAAAAAACGCGGAAATAATCCCCCAATATTTTGAGCAAAACCTCATTCCAATATGTATCATCTTTTTCCACGTAGTTAATCTTCATTGTCCCCCCACTATTCTGTAAAAACTCCACTAATTCCGCTTTAGGTAATCCATATACGTGCAAATATGTCTGCACTTGTAGCCACTCATACTCCCGGACTTCATCGAATAATTTATAAATTCGATTCTTTATTTCAATCACTGTGCCATCCATTTTCATCCCATCCAATTTACTAATCACCCACAATTCTACGCCATCTATTGTAAGAATTTTCTTACTGCGCTGATCTATTTTAGTGATTACTTCCACATTGTATTTCTCTTTATAGAAATCGATTGCATTAATTTCCCGGATTGTTCCAAACCTCTTGTTCGTATACCCTTCCACTATTTTGCGAACTTCTTTCTTTTCCTCTTCTGCCAATCCACTAGAAGTCTCCAATGTTTTTATTAAAACTTCGCGATCTTTCTGCATCATTTCGGAGGAATTACTATTATTGCATATTGTATCTATCTGGGTCAATAATTTCTTATTCTCAATTTTCTCCCCAATCTTCTGTATCTTTTCACTATCTCCCACGGTTTTGCCAACTTTATAGTATTTTTCATACAATGAATTAAATATACGACTCGCTGGAATATGTGGATTTTTCCCAATAAATGCAGCAAGATTGCTACTATATAAAAATATTTTTTGGCTCATTTGGTATATATATCATTTTATATTTAAGTTCTCAATCTCTAAATTCGATTCAATAAATTTCTTTAAATAGTCGTCTAAGAATACCTCTTTCGTATAATTCGCCTTTTCCAGAGATTTCTTAAATTCAAATTTTCCCTCTGCTAACATTTTCACACTCCAGCCCGTTTTTAATGCATTATATATGAATATCATTTTCTGCAATTCCAGTGCATCCATTTAATAAAAATAACTTAAAAAAAAGTAAATATAAACAAATATGTTTAAACAAAAAAATAAGAAAATTATTCAATGTGATTCCAGGATCACTCTAGATGCTAAACATAATGAAATTATTAAAAATTTCAAGGAAGAACAGAAAAATATTAAAAAATATTATCTTGAGCTAAAATCAGAAGAAGAAAAATTGGAGAAAATACAAATGGATAATAGTATTGCCTTAAATCCAGAAGATTTGACGACAATCTTCTCAATTCAAAACAATATCGATGAATTGAAGGAAAAAATCAAGAATATAGAGTTGCAATCTAAAGAGACTGACTATTTTATCAAAACTGGGAATATTCTTTATGAGTATTACAATGAGATGGATGATGTTGCAAAACAAGAAGATGAATCGCCCCCTCCGAAAAAAAAAGAGAAGAAGGATAAAAAGAAAGTCGCCATTGGAGAGAATGAGCCAAAGATTGGAGCCTTTTTTGGGATTCCTGTAAAAATAGAAGAAAAAGACATTGAAGAGAATAATGAGGGTAAAAGAGTTTTAAAGATGAATGATTTTGTTCAGATGGGCACGAATATTGATAGAGCCTCTAAATTAGATGCATATCTCTCTAAAATAGACAAATCCTATGGTATTCGCGGAAAAGTCCATAATAAAATCGACTTTTGCAAGAAATGTAAAGTGACTTACAACAAGGATTATGAGCTGATTGTGAATCACATAGAGGGATTTATGAGCTGTCTAAAATGTGGGCATATGGAATATGTCATTATTGAATCTGACAAGCCAAATTACAAGGATCCTCCCCCTGAGGCTACCTATTTTGCATATAAACGCACCAACCATTTGAATGAAATTCTGAATCAGATTCAAGCCAAGGAATCCACTGATATACCGGATGAAGTCCTGGATGCTGTTAGGGAAGAGATCAGGAAAGAGCGTATCAAAGATTTGACGGAATTGACGAACAAAAAAATCCGGTATTATTTGCGTAAGTTGAATCTGAATAAATATTATGAGCACATAGCACATATTATCAACCGTTTGAATGGATTACCGCCGCCAATCATAACAAAGGATATCGAGGATAAAATCCGAATTATGTTTTCGGCTGTGAATAGCGCATGGGGCGAAATTCCGAAGAAACCGAAGAAGAACTTTTTAAATTACAACTACGTTTTATATAAATTCGTGGAATTATTGGACAGAGATGAATACAAAGTTTTGTTTCCATTGTTGAAGAGCCGAGACAAAATTGTTTCACATGATGTGGTTTGGAAGGAAATTTGTGAGAAATTGGGCTGGGAGTTTTTGCGGACAATTTAATACACACTGGAAGATTATAAATTTTTTTACAAACAGACATCATAAATCAGATGTAATGCCTTTCCAAAAAGTAGTTGCATCAATCGGACCATCCTTGCCAAAAATAAGGCATTCATATGGCACATCAACAAAAATGATGACTGTTCCAACTTCATTCACTATTCCAATCTCTGATTTTTTCATTTTTGGATAATATGAATAAAGCCTCTTAAGATCGATGCCAATTGCAGATTCATACTTTTCACGATTTTTTGCATTTTCGACAACTTTGTGAGTTACGAGTGCTTTAATCTTATCAGATGCACATACATAACCAGCCGGGTGTAATTCACAAAATCCCAATGTGTGCAAATTTCGACCCATCCCACATAGCCATCCACCTTCTTTTGGAAGATCTCCAAGCTTGCGTTTTTGGTTTTTTCTTTGTCTGCAAACTGATGGATCAGACACATGAACAATTAATTCCTTCTTGTAGATTGATTGTGCAGTACTGGTTTTTGTCATGTGTGTAAGATTGTTACAAGAATCAGGTATCTCACTGTAAACTTCATAAGGTACAGTGTCTTGCACCCCCTGTAATGCATAGAAACGATTAACACCATTTTTGTCAATTCTGCCAAAACGGAGATGTGATGGGTTCTGACTTTCTACCAATTTAACCATGAATTCATCAGTAACCTGCCAATCTTTTGGATTCAAATGGCTGACCTTCCTTGGAAAAGTGCCACTCTGGTTTGACATACGTTCTTGCCATAACTTTATGTCATTTGCCGAATACGTTTGTCGCTTGCCAAGTGAAAATCCTAGCGGACATCGCAAAAGAACCAATAGATCTTCTTCCACCTCATCCCCACTCTTGCGGTATCTTCCATACAATTTTTTCTTTGTTTTGTTGCATTTGATAAACACAAAAAACAGAAGCAAAAGCGGAAGAAGAAGCAGAAGTGCATGCGAAAGCGAAAGCATTTAATTTTGCACAATTTAATAAAGTATTTGATTTTTTAACCCATCAATTTTTTTTTTGATTGATGGGTTAAAAAATCAAATACTTCAACTATTAAATATTATATATTTTTATAAATTGAGCGAAGAACTATTTATATCCTTAATAGATGTGCAACATCCGAGCAACTCTTGCTAAAATCAATGGCGAGACCGATTCAAGGCAAACACTCATTTGCAACACAACAACTGAGTCAATATTTGCGTCGGAAATTTGAGGTCCACCTGTTATCAACTCACTTTGCCAAAAATGAACTTCTGTGCGTTGTGACCGGAAGTCAATTGGTAACCCGCAAAAATGAGGACCACTTAAATGACCATTGTAGTATTTTAGTTCATCTTTTGAATGTGTACACTCAAGCTCAATAGTTGTCCCATCGAGATCAACAAAAAAAAGTTTCAAGTCTGGGTCATATTGCCATCCATAATCCAGAGCAAACCAAGATTTTTTCAAAATTGCAACAACCGTCTTTCCGTTCAAAGTATAGACCGTCATTGTTGGTCCTTTCTTATCACAAAGCTCGTGAAATATAGAATTTGAAAAACCATGAAGCGCAGTGCTGTATAGTAGCTTGAATAGGCTGGGCTTGAAATAGCCACGATTGAACATAGCTTCCAGAAACTGATGACGATGAAGCGGCTGAGAGTCATTCCACCATTTGTGCATTTGGTAATGACTAGAGCACCCGGACTCATACAAGTGCTGACGAAGCACACGCTTTAGAATCGTCAGCTTAGCGGCTTTGTATTGCATGTGATTGCTTGGAATAAATCCATCAGGGAAGCGAAAAAAGCGGATGATCAAAAATATGTGAAAGAAAATTGGGACTGTGAAGCCAATTTCATTGCGAAGTTTTAGTGCCAAAAAAATGACAAGTCGCTGATTTATACGTTGATTCCGTAGAGGCATTGTATCAGCTGAAATTCTTAAAAAATTAATCTAAGATAGCATCAATTTTTTATCTCACGGCGTCTCACTGCCGCGTTTTATAAGCAGTAAAAATGGCTGCCCCTCAAATTCCTGTGGAATAATAATGTATTCCTTTTCATAAATTGGGATCTGATCCTTGGGTATTTTCGGGATATTTTCATACCAAAGCGTCGTTCTTACGAATGTAGATATTGGATATTGGATCAAATCATACTTCTTGTAGTACTCTATCCATGCACTATTCACATTCCTATTCACAACAAACTCGCATGTTGTTTCACTAAAGGGGAGACAACATTTCTCATCACTTAATAAATCCTTGCATCTTACCATTAATCTAATAATAGATTATTTTTTCAGAGATAGTAGAGAAGGCGGTGGAGTAACTCCCGGCTTCGCCTGTAGTATTAAATACGGAACGCCGTAGAATTCCCTTGGGTATATATTGAAGAATTCCGCATAAATCGGTATTTCATCTGTGGGTATTTTATCAATTGTATTATACCAATTTGCCCCAGTTGCAAAAAGTCGGTATTCCAATAAATCGTATTTCGTGTAATATTCTTTCCAGGCTGCTTCTACATTTAATTGGGTTATTGCCCAGCACCGCTGGGGGGTATATCCCAGGCATCGGGTTGTCGTTTCTGCTAAATTTTTGTATTGAACCATAATATTATAATAGAAGATTATATTTTATCCCGTTGTTTTAGAAGAAGATATGGGACTCCCTGAAATTCCTGACGTAATACTATATATTTAACTTCATATGCCGGGATTTCATCCTCTTTTATTTTTTTGATTGGATTATCAAAGTAGTTTCCCGCTATTGGAACTTGTACAATATCATGCACTCTGTAAAACTCTCTTGTATGAGCATTTAGATTACACTGCGTAATATTTTCGCAACAATTGCAATATTGAACCATTATATATAATCAGAAATATAATATTTTTATCTATATTTTATATATGAATATAATGCGACACGATACTGAAGAAAACCTTTTTAATAGTTCATTCAGAGACCAATTTTACTATATTTTTAAAAATCAAGAATTTTATTCGATCGTGCAATTTATAAGTAAATATCCTCTATCACTAAAAACTGAGTATTCATCCAAAAATTTGACGGAAATTTTAGAGAAAGGCGCGGAATTATCGAAAAAGAATGGGCGATTTTTTATAAATGACACAATTTTTTCCTAAATTATAATATGAAATATGATATTATAATTGTTGGCTGTGGTATTTCCTCTTTGTATTATCTGTACACATTGCAAAAAATGAATTCAAGTGCGAAAATCGCCATATTAGAGAAAAGACCCTATTACGGAGGTCGCATTCATTCTATTAAAATTGGAGATGATATTATCGACAGTGGCGCACTCCGGTTTAATAAAAATCATAAGCATCTTGTCCAATTATTGGACGAATTCAGGATCACTAACTACACAAAATTAGCGTCTAAAAAATCGGTGACATTATCCAAACCATTGCGTGAAAAATGGGCGACTTTTTTGCGCAAAACATCCCACAAAAAATACGCGGACTACCCTTTTTCATCAGTCGCTAAACTCTTTTTCACTAAAGAAGAATATGCTACTCTAAAATTATGGTTTGGATATGATGAAGAATGGGAGCACGCCCAATGCTACCATCTTTCTAAAACTATGCTTGCGAATTTCGACGCAGAAGAATATTATTATTTCCCAGAGGGGTATTCCATAGTGCCAGATGCTGTCTATTCTGCCGTGAAAGACAATAAAAACTACAGCTTTCATTTCGGCAAAAAAGTCGTAAAAATAGCGGACCCCAATAATATTTATACTGCGGACAATAACCACTTTACTGCGGACCATATTATATTTGCTTGCCCGCCTCATTATATATCGAATATCCAGGGGACTGAAGGATTGGCGCCTTTGATTGGATCCGTTGGCTGGATTACGTTGAACAGAGTCTACGCCAAAATACCGAATCATGGATTCCCAAAAAAGGCGATCCATAGTAAAAACCCAATCTGTCAAATTGTTCCAATTAACGAGGATATTGTGATGATATCCTATTCAACCGGTGAAGACGCCAAATTCTGGATTGAACAGGAGCAAAATGGGATGCTATGGAAAACACTGCTGGAATGTTTGGCGCCTTATTTTCCAGATGGGGTAAAAAAGCCGGAATGGATCCGCCAGAATTATTGGAATCCAGCGACCCATTATTTTCGATCTGGGGTTATTCCAGGTGAAACTCAATACAAATCATTCCAGCCGTGTTCTACCAAAAAATGGTATATTATTGGAGAAGCATTTTCTCTGAATCAGGGGTGGGTCAATGGAGCCCTTGAAAATACGAAAACCTTTCTTTCGCATTGTGACAAAAATGGGATCCCAGCGATTCCCAATTACGAGCGGAAAATAAAATTGAAAGAAGTTGCTAAACATGCAAAAAAAGATAATGCTTGGATGGCTTTGTTTGGGAATGTCTATAATGTGACGGATTGGGTAAGTATTCATCCTGGGGGCGATGTAATTTTATATGGGATTGGGAAAGATGCTACGGCTATGTTTACTGGAGTAGGGCACCAATCGGATGCACTCCAATTCATGGAAAAATACAAAATTGGGATTTTAGAATCTAATTAGAATCTAATATAAGAATATGAATTCTACAAATCCTATGAATCGTAAAAATACAAAAGAATGCGAAATTTATTTTTCCAAATTGGAAAAAATAAAGGAGAATGTAGCGGCAAAAGTGAAAAAAATGGAGATGATACCGGATGAATGGATGGAGGAATATAAACTAGAATACAAAAATTTTTCGAAATGTTATTTTGCGAAAAAACTGCGGATTCCTGGTGTAAAAGAACACCTTTTGAAAACATTGGCGCAAATCAATAGTTATAAAGAGAAAATAGAAAAAACACCTACCATAATTAAGATTTTTATGGTAGATTTGGTGAATAATTATTCCAAATTTTTGAATATGAGCGAAATGATGTGTCGGGATTTTTTGAAGAGATTATGAAGATTCCTCTAATTTTTTTAATTGTTTCATTTTGAAGCTAAATTATATATTTTTTCTCTAAATTCAGGAGAATTTTTTTTGGAATATTTTTCTGTTAATAAAGATTTTATATCTTCATTAGTAATTTCTTCTTTATTTGGAAATTTAATAGCAGCGAATTTTTTTAATGATTTCATAGTTGTATCATAATCTATCAATAAATTTTCTATTTCTTTCTTTAAAATTCCAATTTCCATTTTCTTTTTACGATTAACAATATTTCCAGTTGTCATTAATTCATTTATTTTTTTTGTAGTTTTTGCAACTTCTTCACTAATTCCTCCAGATTTCAAATGATGCATTAAAGTATCAAATGATATTTTTTTACCATCCAATACTTCATATTTTCTTTTTAGAATTCTATTGACAAATTTTTTAAAATCTTGTATATCCATTAAAGATTTAATTTTTATTCCTATTTCTAGAATTTTTGATAGTATCCTTTTTTTTTCAACTCTAATTTTTTCTTTTTCTTTTAAAAACATTTTTTCAGAATTAACTAAATACATATCAGACAGTTTTTCGTGTGCTTCTTTATGTTTTATTAATTTATTTTCATAATTTTTTTTTAAAATTTTTAGTTTTGCTGTTGCATTAGCATATTGCTTCGCTTTAATACGATTTGGTAACTCTTTCATTTCTGGTGATGATGTTGCATTTCTTTGTGCCTTTAAAAATTTCTCTTCTTCCTCATATTTTTGTTTTAAATTAGCAAATATTTTCTTCGATTCTTCATTATTCACCAAATTTTTTTGTCGTTTTTGAAAATCTTTACTTATTTCTTTATAAGATTTAAATAATTCAATACCACGATCTATTTGTTTATTTAATTGTGTAACTAATTTTCCAATAGCTTTAGTATCTGCCATATTATAATATATTATTATATTTTATTTTTCACCCCTAAATTATCAATTTTTTGCTAAATATTCCTCCTTTTTCTTCTTGACATCTTTTACATATTGACTCATCTTTTCTAAAACATCCTTCTTTAATTCATCTCTTTTTTCCGCATAAGTATTCAAATCTATAGGTGTATCTTTGCCTTCAATCTTGACATTTTGGAACGCTTTAAAATCCGCAAATGGCTCAAGATTGTATTTTCCGTAAACCCAGAAAATTGCGATCAATATTACAATCGACATAAACCAGCTATCTGAGTTTTTAAAAGAAGTATACGCAATAATAATAAATAGAATAAGGAAAAAATACTTTGTTTTGCTTGGTGCTGGTTCTTTTTGCATAAAATAAGACGCACCATATGATAATTTATCAACCGGCAAAAAATTGAGGTAATTGAAAAATGTATTAAATTTGGATACAGGAGATTTAAACAGTAATTCATATGGATTCTCCTTTTTAATTTGGTTCTCCATATTCATGAATAGTTCTTCACCTTTTTCATTCTTCGCTTTCTGCTTCATTTTTACGGCGTTCAGGAAATAGCCCACTTTCCCGGAGAAAATGTATGCAAATGCGCCAAATAAGGACAAAAATGGTCCAATAAACATCTGAATTGCTCCAAAAATGGAAACTACTATTTTTTGATACCAAAACAAATTCTTCTCTTCAAGCACATAAACTTTGCATTCCGGGATATCTTTGTATAATTCCGGACTTAACTCTAAATTTACGAAACCACCCTTTAAAATATTTAATAATGAACTCCCAAATGAAAGTAGTTTGTAATAGGTCGCCTCCGTTGCACCGATTGTTTCTTTTTCAAAAAATTTATTAGAAGTCTTATCTTCGTATTTATCAAGTGGCGAGTGGAATATGCTGACGAATTTGAGTTTACTGCAGAATAATTTTCCGACTGGCAAAAACATTGGAATATAATTCATGAAAAGACCCGGGATGTATTTATTGGAAATATACGACATTGTCAAGAATAGAATTATAACAACGCTAAATGTTTTTAAGAAGCTAGCATAAGGTGCTAATATTTTTTTAGATTCCTCATTCATTCGAACTTCTGGGGGTGCTGGGGGTGCGCTATATTCTTCATCTTCGTCATCCATTAATTATAATATTAGATTTTATATTAATCCCTCATACTCAAAAACCGATGAATGCATGGATCCTTCGGTAATAATCTGCTAAAACAATGCCTGGTTAGCATCAACTTCGCAGACATGAACAAAGGGATTTTTTGGAATCTGTTTTCATAACTTAGATTAGTCATGCGCCAAATCAAAATAACAAGA